AGAAAAAATTAATTATAGAAAGACTTAATAAAAGAATGTTAGGTGAAGCTGAAATGGATTGTCCAATTGCAACTCAAGACTTAGAGGTTAACACTAAGAATAGGGATAGTGCAATAAAAGCAGACCATATTAAATATGGTCCGTTAAATGTTGACGAACCTGGTGAATATTGGGAAGATTTGGCTAAACATTGGGATACAACAGAAGAAGCTGCTAAAAAATCTTTATGTGGTAATTGCGTTGCATTTGATATTTCACCTAGAATGGATAATTGTATGCCTGGACAGGTTTCGGATAAGGGAGATTTTGATAGAAAATCTAAAGAATTATATGACAAAGATTTTGACTCATTAAGTTCTGAAGAGCAAGAATACGTTGAGGAGAAGAGCGATAGATTAGGATATTGTTGGATGCATAATTTTAAATGTCATTCTGCTAGAACATGTTATACATGGGCCAAGGGTGGTCCTATAACAGAAGATAGTATATCATATGATTGGCAAGAAAGAAAAGAAAATAATAAATAAAAATATAGATTGATTATGGATAGATTAAAAAATTATATGTTTTTTGAGAATTTGGAGCAATTGTCTAGAGATATTGATAAATTAATGTCATTAGATAAAGATAAAGTTGATGCTATAATAACTAATGGTCATGATTGGGCTGCTGAACATGTTACAACTGCTAAAGATGATATAGAAGAAGTCACTAACTTTTTATTAAGTAATGCTCAAGACGATAAACCATATGGTGAAGAGATTGATGAGAATGGTATTATTAGAAGGACTTTCTCTGAGAATGTTAATGAATCTGAACTAGAGTGGCATAGAGATAAAGAAGATAGAATTGTATTAGCAATTAATGAAACTGATTGGCTAATCCAATTTGATAATGAGTTGCCTAATAAATTAAATGTAAACGAAGAAATCTTTATACCAAAGAATTCATTTCATAGAATTATTAAGGGGTCAAATGATTTAGTTGTTGAAATAGCTAAATTAGAAGAAAAAGATGACAGATGTACTAGAATAGCTAAAAGAAAGTACGATACTTGGCCTTCAGCTTACGCTTCTGGCGCTGTTGTTAGATGCAGAAAAGGTAAAATATGGAAAGGCGTTAAAGAAGGAGAATTAACCGAAGAGATGTTAGAAACACTTGAGGGTGTTGACTTACATGAAAAAACTAATTATTCTAAAGAGAAGGATAAAGGATTGCATGGTTGGTTTGAGCGTCAAGGTGGTGAAGGAAAGTCATCTGGATGGGTTGATTGTAATACTTGTAGAAAAGATTCTAAGACTGGTAGAAAAAAATGTAAACCTTGTGGTAGAGAGGATGGTGAGAAGAGAGCTAAATACCCAGCTTGTAGACCAACACCATCAGCTTGTGATACTAAGGGTAAAGGTAAGAAGTGGGGTAAGAAGTCAAAGAAGAACGAAAATTTGGATAATTCAGAAAAAAGTCCTATATTTGGAGAAAACTTTGATATGAGAGATATTATATTACACAATTTACATGAAACAACACAACCAGCTCCAGTAAGAGAGAAACCAACTGTTGTTCCAGAGAGAGAAAAGTCTCCATCACCAAGAAGGAGAAGAATATGGGAAACTAAACCATCGGTTAAACCTAACCCTAAGATGGAAGAAGATAATGATATTGAATAATGAAAGATTTATATTTAATATACGTTAATAAAATTGGTGAGGATTGGACTGGTAAGCATCTTTACGAATTCTTGTTTTCAGATACAACTGAAAATGTAGATGGTGATGATTGGGATGCTTATCCAGCTTCTGGTAGACCAGCACCACCTAACGGTGGGTTTGTTAAAAGAGTTGGTAGGCTTGTGTCTAATGAATTAAAGTTTAAATTAATTCAAGATAGTTCTGAGTTTGCAGTTTGGGATGCTGTTGATGGTGTTATTGCGTTAGCTTGGGAGGATATGGATGATTATGATGAATATCCAGAAAATAGGGTCGCAGTACACTTCGGTGAACCCATCAAGGATGTTGAAGATAAATTATATGAACATGATTTAGTTCTAGAATATAACGTTACAGCTAAAAATGTAAGTGATGAGAATTAAGAAAAAAAATATTGGTGAAAATTTAAAAAAAACTGAAGATGAGTTAAGCGCTATTAAGGGTATGGTATACCAAACCAGTGATGAGTTACGTAATATGGGTATACCTGATGATGAGTCTAAAGAAATTGCAACAAAAGTGGTTACAAAGAGTTATATTGATAGTAATGACGATGATTATATGAATGAAGTTGGTCCAGAAAAGGTTCACACAGCAAAATTCGATAGATGCGTTGCTGATGTAAAAGAAAAAGGTAATGTTGATAACCCTTATGCTATTTGTCAAGCATCTTTAGGTGCTGGTGCAATTAAGAAGTCACACCAAAAAAAGGATGAAGATGAATACGTTAAAACTGAAGATATTGGTCCAGGTACTGGTGAAGACTTTGGGGATATTGGTCCAGGTGGTGATATTGAAGCTAAAGCTGACGACTACGAAAAATTCCAAGAATTACTTAAAGACTTAGAAGGTTATAGTAAAGAAATTGAGGGTGTGAATGATGAGGAACCAATGAATGATTTACCATTTGAATCTGTTAGACCTAAGATGACTAAAGATGAATTAATTGAAAGTGTTAAAAGAAATACAACAAAAAAAAGAAAAGTTATAAAAACAATCAGTATTAAAAATTTAAGAAATGAGTAAATATAGAGACTTAGCTAAAAAAGCTTTAGAAGAAAACAGAAAAGGAGTTATCAATGAAAACCTTCTTTATGAGGAAGGTATTACCGAAAGAATGCATCCAGAACTTGAGAATAGAGTAAGAGAAGGTAGACATTCTTTAGCTGAATGTGGTGTAATGCCAGAAGGTGATGTTATTACTACAGAGATGAAATTGATTCGTGAAAGATTTAAAGAAGTTGTAATGAGGTGTAGAGAAGCTTTTGATATGGATACGGTTGATGAGTCTGTTATTATGAAAGAACAAATGCCTTTAGTTATGGGTGCAATGGCTATGGAGGAAGAATACAAAGAAAAACTTGAGAAATTAGCTGTTGAAATGATTATGGAGGAATTTGACATTCCAGAGGGTACTGTTGAGTTTGATGCTAAATTAGTCACTTCTGGTATTAATAGGGAAGGTACTATTGACACCCCTAAAGAAAGTTTAGATGAAGAATTTAATGATAATGATGAAAAGGTTGTTGCTAATGAATATGTTAAGAAGAGAAGAGTTCTTAACGCAATGACACAGGGTGCCGCTAAGAGTGTTAATCACATGTTCCATATGGTTCATGAACAATTAACTGATATGAACCCTAGACTACCAGGAAATTATAAGAAAATGATGTCGGCTGCTGATTATATGTATTTTATAATTCCAGATATGGATTTAGGTGTAAACGCTGGTAAATGTGATTGTGATTACCAACAAAATGAAGAGGGTGCATCTAAACCAGTTATTAAGGCTGAAGCAATGGTTTTCCCAGTATTGGTTCATGAATTATATAAGGGTGTTATGGAGGTACTATCGGCACATGGGTTACCAACTCAAGAAAATATTGCTGAATATGTTGTTGGTAAGGCTGATTTTGTAAAAGCTGAACCAGATGATATGAGATTCGGTACTCCGATGTGGAGAAGATTTTGTGATGCGATTCCAGCTGATGATTTCAATTTAAAACATCATGTATATGCTGATGTGGCTGCATTACCACCAAAAGAATTTAATTCTGTAATGAAAGAGGTTTTAGGTAAAACTAAAAGAGGTAAAACAATAATCTCTGAAATGATTAATGAAATTAAGAGAGAGATGCAAGAAGATGATTACAATGAGGCTATGGGTGATAGCCTTTTTGAAATCGATGATTTATTTTAATAAATAAAATAACTAAACCAATAAATTGAGTCGCATATGCGGCTTTTTTTATTTTTATATCTATTGGCATATTTATATAATAGAATAAACCGATAAATATGCTTACTAATAAGGAAATACTTACTGAATACGTTAAATGTATACAAAACCCAGTTCACGCTATAGAGACATATCTAGAAACTAAGGATTTGACTCAAGGTGGTTTTGTACCTTTTAGGTTATTCCCTAGACAAAAAGAAATTGTTAACTCTTATGAGAAGCATAGGTTTAATCTAGTGACAAAACCAAGACAAGCTGGTATATCTACAACAACTCAAGCTTATATGGCTATAAAGGCTGCGTTTTGTGACCCAGATAGTCCAGAGACAATTCTAGTAATTGCCAACAAATTAAAACTAGCTCAAAAGTTTGTTAGAGGGATTAAGGATTATTTAGGTCAAGTACCTAGATGGGCTTGGGGACCAGATTATTATGGTTCACCTGAAAATGAAAAAAGGTCTATATTTGTTACAGACTCTAAAATTGAACTTGAATTACCAAATGGTACTCAGATTATTGCGGTAGCAACTTCTGAAGATGCACTTAGGGGATATACCCCAACTTATCTAGTTTTTGATGAGGCTGCGTTTATCGATAATGGTGATGCTGTATACGCAGCCGCTATGTCATCATGTGCTACTGGGGGTAAAGTAATGCTTATTTCTACACCAAATGGTATGGACCCACTTTATTATAAAACTTATGAACAATCTAAGATTGGTAAGAATGCATATAATATCATTGAGATGAGATGGTATGAAGACCCTAGATATAATAAGGACTTAAGGTGGATTAAGAAAAATGAACAAGGTGAGATAGTGGAAGAGATTGAGGAGTTTGAATTTATTGTTGATAAGTATGAAGGTAAATTAAAGGATGGTTATAAACCAACATCGTCTTGGTATGAAGGTATGTGTCAAACTCTTAATAATAACTCTAGGAAAATAGCGCAAGAATTAGATGTATCATTCTTGGGTTCTGGTGGTAACGTTATTAATGATGAAGATATTGTATTTCATGAAGAGAATAACGTTAAAGACCCGCTTTGGGTTGATGGTAGAGAACAGGAGTTTTGGATTTGGGAGAAACCTGAAGAAGGACATAAATATATAATGGGTGTTGATGTTGCTAGAGGTGACGGTGAAGACTTATCAACCATAGTAATTATAGATTTTACCACTATGACTCAAGTTATGGAATATCAAGGTAAAATTAGACCAGATAAATTAGCTGAAGTTGTATATGAGTATGGTAATTTATATAAGGCTTATACTGTAGTAGATATTACTGGTGGTATGGGTGTATCAACTGTGTTAAAGTTACTTGAATTGAACTATAGGCATTTACATTATGATGAACCTAGAGGTAAAATACTTAATAGTAAAAAAGCGCAATTAGATTTACATACAAAGGGTAATCAAACGCCTGGGTTTAATATTAATGGTGTTAGAACACCGATGATTGACCATCTTGAGTATATGGTTAGAAGTAATAGTATTAATATTAGGTCTAGAAGAACAACTTCAGAAATGAAGACATTTGTATATAAGAATGGTAAAGCTGACCATATGGATGGCTACCATGATGATTTATTAATGGCTTTTGCGATGCCTCTTTGGGTATTGGAACATTCATTTAAGAAATTAGAGAAGATGGAAAAACAATCCAAGGCTATGCTTGCTAGTTGGAAGGTTGGTAATTCATCAAATAATAACGATAATTATAACACTGGGTTTGTACCATCAAACCAAAGAAATAAAAAATCACTACCTAAACCTAGATTTGACTCAAAGGTGTCTAAGAACATGCAAGACCCTAATGGTGATTATTTATGGTTGTTTAGTGGTACTAAGTAAAAAAACTAAGAATTATGGGATTAGGACCAAAAGTATTTATTGGAAGTAAAAGAGGTGAAAGACCTTCGAAACTATATAAGTGGTCACCAGACACATCTGTTAAAAAAAATACTAATAAAAAAGTTATCGGTAAAAAATATTTTTGTGTAACCCCAAATGGGTCTCAAGGTAATGATTTTATATCAACATACAGCTATGTTATTGTGGTTATTAACGGTGAGACACATAGAGAAGCTTATGTACAGTGTGGTTATGTAGAATAAACATTTAATTTTTAAAAATTTTTAGTATAATTAAATAAAATAAGAGTTATGGCTAAACAAAAGTTAACGGTATTCCAAAGATTGAATAATATTTTCAGTCCAGATGGTATAAATGTGCCGAAAGATAAAACTAATAGATACTCTATTGGTAATGATGTTTTATTAAAAACACAAGATAAACAAGAGTATGAATATGCTAAATTACAAGCTCAACAAAACAAATACCTTGGTGGTATGTGGAGGAAGGTTGATGGCGAGTTATTTAGACAATCAATTCATTATGAAACAACCCGTATAGGTTCGTATAGTGATTTTGAATCTATGGAGTTCTACCCAGAAATATCTGCTACTTTAGATATTATGATGGAAGAATCTACAACAATAAATGAAAAGGGTAGAGTTTTAAATGTTTATTCTGATTCAGATAGAGTTAAAACCATATTAGAAGATTTATTTTTTAATAGGTTAGATATACACACGTCACTACCTATGTGGACAAGAAACACATGTAAATATGGGGATAACTTTGTTTTTTTAAATATTGACGATAGAGCTGGTGTAATTGGTGCTAGACAAATGCCTAACTTTGAGATAGAAAGGAGAGAAGGTGATATATTTAATGGTTTAGCCACTAATAACAATAGTGTTAATGGTCAAGAAGAATCTGATTCTAAGGTTAAATTCTTTTGGAGAGGAAGAGATATGGAATTTAATTCTTGGCAAATCGCTCACTTCAGACTTCTTGGGGATGATAGAAGATTACCATATGGTACTTCTGTATTAGAGAAAGCAAGGAGGATTTGGAAACAATTAATACTTTCTGAAGATGCTATGTTAATATATAGAATTACAAGAGCGCCAGAGAGAAGAGTATATAAGATATTCGTGGGTAACATAGATGATGAGGATGTACCAGCATATGTAGATGAAATCGCTAACAGATTTAAACGTACACCTATCGTTGACCCTCAAACAGGTCAGATTGACCTTAAGTATAATCAGTTAGCTAATGACCAAGATTTCTTTATTCCAGTTAGGAGTGAGGATGCACCAAACCCAATTGATACACTTCCTGGTGCTTCTAATCTTGACCAGATAGCAGATATCGAATACTTACAAAGAAAATTATTCACAGCGTTAAGAGTTCCTAAAGCGTTCTTAGGTTTTGAAGATGCTGTTGGTGAAGGAAAGAATTTGGCGTTACAAGATGTTAGATTCAGTAGAACGATAAATAGAATCCAGCAAGCTATGATTATGGAGTTAAATAAGATTGCTATCTTACATTTATTCCTATTAGGGTTGGAGGATGAATTAGATAACTTCACGCTCACACTTAATAATCCATCAACTCAAGCTGAAATGCTTAAGGTTGAGCAATTACAAGCTAAGGTTACTCTCTTTAAAGATGCTGTATCTGATTCTGGTAACGGATTCTCACCTATGAGTATGACAAGAGCTAGTAGGGAGATTCTTGGTTGGTCTGATGATGAAATTAAGAATGATTTATTATTACAAAGAATGGAGAAAGCTGCGGCTGCTGAATTGGAAAATACTGCTAATGTTATTAAACATACTGGAACATTCGATGAAGTTGATAAGATATATGGTGATATGGAAGCTGCCTTAGAAGGTGCTGGTTCTGGTGATGAATCTGGTGATGATGAAGGTGGTCCGTCTGGAGGAGGCGGTGGCTTCGGAGGAGGCGGTGGATTCGGAGGGGGCGGTGGCCTAGACTTCGGTGATGCTGGTGACGAAGGTGGATTCGGTGAAGAAGGAGAAGCTGGTGGAGAAGAAGCTGGTGGGTTCGGTGAAGAAGGTGAAGCTGGTGGTGAAGACACTGATACTGGAGATACTGGTGGAGATGAAGCTGCTGGAGATGAAGGTGGGTTCGGAGAGTCTATTAGAGTTGAAAGGGATAATCTTCTTGTTGAAAACAAGAGAGTAAATAAACACAAAAACGTAAAATCAAATAGTTTTAATGGTTTATTACAATCTATCAAACCTAAAGAAAAAACAATATTAAATGAAAGGGTTAAGGTAGTTGATAAAAATGTTAAAATTAACGAAACTATTAATAGTATGATTAATGATATTGATAAAATGCTAGATGAATAAAATTTTTATATAAATCTGTATATTTATTATAAAAGGTTTAATTATGAAAAATTTTGGTAAAATTAAAAATATTTTTAATACTATATTAGCTGAAGCCATAGCTAGTAAAGACGTGGTTAAGAAAAAAACATTTAACAAATATGTAACTTCTTTAAAAGAAAGTGAAATACTTAAGACTCAGTTTAGTGTTTACACATCTATTGAGAACTTAATAGAAGAAAATAAATTCAAGGCTAGTGAGAAAATTAAGATGAATGTTGATACTCTTAAATCATATACAAAAGAGGATATCATAAATACTAACAATAAATTAATGGAGTTGGCTGGTGATGTTAAAGTTGATAGTAAGTACGATAAACAATCCATTCATGAATCAATCACTAACTTAATTTTTTCTGATGACATTAACAAATATGTTGATTCATTAAATGAAGCGGTTGAATATGCCAAATCCAACACACCTAAAGAAGTTTTTGAATCCGCTGGAATTCCAAATAGTATATTAACTTCAATTGTTGTTGATAAGTTTAACACTAAATATAATTCTTTAGATGAGTCTAGTAAAAAACTAATTAAGTTAGTTTTTGAAGGTACTGAAGAAGATAAAGCAAAATTATTTGAAACTTCAGTTAAAGATTGTTTAGATTTAATTAATGAAAAACTTAATAATGAATTTAGAGGTGAAGATGTTGCTATAAAAGAAAGTCTTTTATCTGCAAAAGAAAACTTATTAGGTAGAACATATGTTAAAGAATCTTTCGATAAAGATATCGTTAAAATTTTAAACCTTAAAAGTGATTTAGAATAAAATGAAACATTCTAAAGAAAATATAAATAAGTTAAAACTACTTGTTGAGGAGTTAACCATTAGAGATAATGATGTTTTTGAAAGAAAAGAATTATTAGAATTATTAATGGAGATTACTTCTGATGGTTATTGGGATTGGAACTTAAAAACTAATGAAGTATTTTTAAATTCTAACTACAAAAAACAATTGGGTTATAAACCAGAAGAATTAAATAATGCAAAAGAGACTTGGGAGAAGTTAATGTTTGATGATGATTTAAAACTTATGGAAGAAAAGGTTAAAGCTCATGTTGATAGTAATGGTTCTGTACCGTTTAAAATGATTACTAGATATACACATAAAGACGGGAAAACTGTTAAGGTTTTGTGTAGAGGTAAAGTGGTTGAATGGGATAAAGATAATAACCCTTTAAGAATGGTTGGTACGCATGTTGACCTAACAGATATAAATTTAAATTTAACAAATAATGAAAACTAATAGTAACGGTGTTAACCAAAATGGTTGGAATGAGTATTCTAAATTAGTTTTGGCTGAGTTAGAAAGACTTAATGAAAACGATGAAAAAATTCAAGGAATATTATCTGAAATTAATATTAAGTTAGGTAGGTTAGACAATATCGAAAAAGACATTGCTGATATCGAAAAATGGAAAAGATACATGGATGATGTGGCTACCCCAAACACACTTAAAGACATGAAGAAGAATGTTGATTCCTTACTAACTTTTAAAACAATGGCAACAACCATTTGGGCTGTGGTTCAAATAGGTTTTGGGATATTCATCGCATTATATAAGATAAAGTAAGGGTTTGACTTTTTAAAATTAAATCATTATTCTTAATAAAAATATTTAAGAATTATGATTACAAAAACAGGAAAACAATTAATGGTTAAAGATTATGACAACTATAAAGTATTATCTGGAACCGTAGATAATAAAAACCCAAAAACGCTTTATCTAAATATCTCTGCTTGGGGAGACCCCTTGTCAGATGATGAAAACCTTAACTACAATGGTGTAGTAAGGTATCTAACAAAATCAATTAAGACTGAGATTTTCGATAAACTAGATGATAAATTATTTATCAATAGTAGGACTATAGTTGATTTTGATATGAGAACTTCTGGTATAGAATATGGCAAAAGAAGTTATATGAATTGTGAAATAACTTTATTCCAAAGAAATACATTTAAGTTACAAGAAAAACATATACAGGATAGTTTTGGTGAACTTATACATAACATAATAAATAATGTGTTTGATGACAATATTTATTTTAAATTTCATAAGAGAAAAAAATAAACACAAAGCCTCGATTTCATAAATCGAGGTTTTTTATTTTAATAGACATATTTATATAGAAAGAAAGATATGTCTGATATAAAAATTATAAAGCCTGGTCAAAGTGGATTTGGATATCTAATAGAACAAGATGCTGGATATATTTCTCCAGAGGATTCTAGAAATAAAGTATTTGTTAGTGAGATTAAAAAATTAGATAAGGGACAACCTATCATGGCTGAACCATTAGTACTATATGTAGTATTACAAAAGTGGGGAGTTAAAAATAGGAATGGTAGAATATACCCAAGAGAAATCTTAGAAAGAGAAGTTGACAGGTATCAAGAATTAATTAAGGAAAGAAGAGCTATTGGTGAGTTGGACCATCCAGAATCATCAATCATCGCTGGTGATAGAATATCACATAATATCATAGAGACTTGGTGGGAAGGTAAGACACTTATGGGTAAGATGGAAATTCTTATGACTCCAGGTTATATTAATTATGGTATTGTATCTACTAAGGGTGATGAAGTTGCTAACTTAATTAGAAATAATATTATGATTGGTGTATCTTCTAGAGGTGTTGGTTCTCTTAAACAAATTAATGGTGACCAGATAGTTCAAGATGATTTTGAAATCATATGTTGGGATGTTGTAACATCACCAAGTACACCTGGTTCATGGATGTTTAAAGATAAGGAAGAAGCAAAACCATTTACTGAATCTCAAAAAGAAAAATCAAATTTACTTATAGATAATATTAATAAATTTTTATTAGATTAAAGTTTTTTAACAAAAAAACGGTTTTTTGAATAAAACCCACATATTTATAAACAAGTGAGGATTATATCCTTGTTTCAATAATTATTTTTAAAAAAAAATGAAGAAAATGGCAAATGAGAAATCAATTTTAGATGAAGCTTTATTGGATGCTAAAAGAATTCAAGAGGCTCTGAATGCCAACACAAAAGAAATACTTCGTTCTATTACGAAAGAAGAAATTGATAGTGTAGTGAAAGAATCTTTAGAAGAAGATTATTTAGAAGAAGATGTTGAGGATACTGAAGAAATCGAAATGGATGACGTTGAAGGAATCGAAGCTGGCGAAGAAGCTGGTGAAGAATCTGAAGAGTTAGAGATGGGTGATGAAGAAGGTGAACTCGAAGTTGGTGACATCGAAAACTCAGAAGAAGGTGATGCCCTTGAGGGTGATTACGAATCTGGAATGGATGCAGTAGCATCAGATGACGAAGTTGAGATGGATATGACAGCAGCATCTGACGAAGACGTTATCGCAGTTTATAAAAAGTTAACTGGTGATGATGAAATCGAAGTTGTAGTTGATGACGAAGCTGGTGAAGTACATTTATCTGTTGAAGAACCTGGTGAGTATGTTATTAAAACAGACGTAGCTGGTGAAGAATCTAGTGATGAACTTGACATTGAGATGGAAGAGGGTTATTATGAAGAATCTGAAAACATGGAAGAAGGTGAGCACATGGAAGAAAAAGAAATGTGTGAAGACGATGCTATGGAAGAAGGTTATTATGAAGAATCTGAAAACATGGAAGAAGGTGAAGACGTTAACGAAAAAGTTGTTTATGAAATCGCTTTAGATGAAGAAGAAGAAGTAATGGAAGAAGCTGAACACATGGAAGAAAAAGAAATGTGTGAAGAAGAAGAAGTTGCTGAAGAAGGTATGGAAGAAATTGACGAGCAAATTCCAGTAGGTCTTGCACAAGAAAAAAGGACTGAAGGACAAAAAGCTAATATAGGACAACCTAGACCTAGAAAAGTTAATGAGTCTGAAGTGAATGAAAAATATAATACATTGTTAACAGAGGCTAAAGAGCTTAAGGGTAAAAATGAAGAATATAAAGGAGCTCTTAAACAATTTAGAACTATGTTAGCTGAAACAGTTGTTTTTAACTCCAATTTAACTTATGTAACTAAGTTATTTATGGAACATTCGACTACTAAAGAAGAAAAAGAGTCAATCTTTAAAAGATTTGACAATGAGGTTTCTACACTTAAGGAGTCTAAAAAGTTATACAAAACGGTTGATAGTGAATTGAAAAATAGAAAACCAATTAACGAATCAATTGAGAATAAGATTGTAAAAGAAGTTACATCAAGTAAGTCTACTCAGTTAAATGAGTCTACAGCTTATGTTGATAAAGAAACTTCAAGAATTATGGACTTAATGAAAAGAGTCAATAATAGATAATAATAAATAAAATAAAATAAAAATAATTTAAAATTATGTCACATTTATTAAATTCAGGAGTTGTTGGAAATATCGGATTAGACCACATGAAGGAAATCCGTAAACAAACTCAAGAAAAATGGGATTCTTTAGGATTCTTAGATGGTCTTAAAGGTCACGTAAAAGAAAACGTTGCTCAATTATTTGAGAACCAAGCGTCTTCTTTATTAACGGAAGCTACTGACGCTGCAAATAGCGGTTCTTTTGAGACAGTAGTATTCCCTATCGTTAGAAGAGTATTCTCTAAATTATTAGCTAACGATATCGTATCAGTACAAGCTATGAACATGCCAATTGGTAAGTTATTCTACTTCGTACCACAAACTTCTTCAAGAGTTGATGGTTCTGGGGCAGCTGGTGACTTCTACCAAGACGGTGCTACTTTCTCTGCACACACTGCAATGGAGAAAAGTTTACCAGAATGTACTGGTTTTGGTGATTGCGTTGTAACACCATATAAAGCAAAAAATCTTTATGATTTATATTATAACGATGGGTTATTTGATAACTCTAAAGGAACTGTATCTCTTTCTGTAGGTACTGGTGAATTACAAACTTTAGGTGCTGATGGACAATTCACTGCTCAAACTGAGTTAGGTGATTTACCAACTGCAACTGATGGTTCTTTAAGAGCTGCTATCATTAAAGTTACTGGATTCGATAGCGCACCGACAGGTAATGCTAAGGGTAGATTAACTGGACCAGATGGTAACGAAATGGATACTGAGGCTTTCTTAGCATCTTTAAAAGTTGTTAATGATTCAACTGCTGCATTAGTTGACCAGGACGCTGAAGTTGTTGCTGCTGCTGACGCTGAGATTCCTTTCAGATTAGTAACTCAGAAATACGGTAAAGGTATCGTTGAGTATGGTGATATCTGTGATAGTGCTGGTGATTTATACTTAGAGTTAGATTTAACTCACCCAGCTGTTACTACATCTACTTATGATGGATACGTTGGTATCGAAATGGACGCTGTACAGTCTGCATTGACTGAAACTGCTTTCGGAATTTCTTGGGCTACTTACGCTTCTCTAGAATTAGAAACTGAATTAGGTGAAGTTTCTTTCAAATTAGACGAAGTTGTTGTATCTGTAGAAGAAAGAAAATTAAGAGCTACATGGTCTCCAGAATTAGCGCAAGATGTTAGTGCATTCCACAACATTGATGCTGAAGCTGAATTGACTGCAATGCTTTCTGAGCAAGTTGCTGCTGAAATCGATAGAGAAATCTTAAGAGATATCAGAAAAGCTGCTGCTTGGCAACTAAGATGGGATTACAACGGATGGAGAAAAGCTTCTTCTGCTGCATCACCATATACACAAAAAGACTGGAACCAAACTTTAATTACTAAAGTTAACCAAATTTCAGCTCAAATCCATAAGTCTACTTTAAGAGGTGGTGCTAACTTTATCGTAGTATCTTCTGAATTATCTGCAATCTTTGATGATTTAGAGTACTTCCACGTAAGTGATGCTAACCCAGAGCAAGACCAATACAACATGGGTATTGAAAGAGTAGGTTCTTTATCTGGTAGATACCAAGTATATAGAGACCCATATGCTCCATCATTCTCAATGATTATTGGACATAAAGGTAAATCATTGTTAGACACTGGTTACATCTACGCACCATACGTGCCAATGCAATTAACTCCTACAATGTATAACCCATTCAACTTCGCTCCAGTGAAGGGGATTATGACAAGATACGCTAAAAAAGTCGTTAATAATCGTTTCTACGGACACGTAAGAGTTGACGGTGTACCTACATTTAACGTAGCTGAATTAAGATAATAAATAATTAATCTTATATAAACTTAAAAGCCTACTCCTAGAGTGGGCTTTTTTGTTTTATGGTAATATTTATATATAAACGATTTAACTATGAAAGCTAATAAAGTTGCTAAGAAAAGAAGACCAGGAGTTCATTCAAAGAGTAAAACATCAAGCTCTAAGAATTCAAAATTTTACAAGAAGAAAAATAGAGGACAAGGGTAAAAAAAAAGGAGGGTTAAACCTCCTTTTTATTAATGTTCTTTTAGTAAAATTTGTTTTACATCTTTCCTGAATGCTGCATCATCACCATCTTCATTTGTTACTATAACATACCATTTAGGTACATTACTTTTAGGTGTTCCCATTAATTCATCATATGTGATAACTAAATCTGGGTTTAAATTAAAAGCTTTAGAAACTCTGTTTATATATTCATCTTCATCATCAATTTTCATTAAGTCTAAACCAGCACCTATTTTTTTAGGTATTACTATAGCATTTTTATATAAATCTAAATCAACTTTACTTCTTTCTTTTTTATTAGCACCTTGTGAAAATGTTGTGTTAATTTCAGTGTCAGATGTTGCTACATCACCAATTTTAGTGTATGCATAACTTTCTACGTTATACCCATCGTTTTTAAGTTTTTCCATAACTCTTTCAGCCATATTAACATATTCTTTACCAAAAAAATCTCCAGAATCATTCCACCTTAAAACAACTTTAGATTTATAACCTTCTAACGCTCTATGTTCTATTGCTTTTTGTTTTATTTCATTATACAATCTTTCCTCATATTTTTCTGGGAAATTGAGTAAATAGTTAAGTCTTCTAGTCATTGAGTCGTATGATGCAGCGTATCTAATATAATTACCTTTTAACGCATAACAAATCAAAACACAATCACCAGCACCTGGACATGTATTTATGTAATATATCTCATCTTTTTCAATGCTATAAGCTAAACCTCTAAATGCTGGTATACCAGTTTTGTAAACGTATTCATGTGGACCACCACTTTTAAGTATTTTATCGTTAGTATTGATAACATTGGTGGGTGGTTCAATAATCCTATTAATAAAGTTGTTGACATCACTACTTGTTAGTTGTTCACTTTCTTTATCAAAGAAAGATGATTTAGCATGTATAAATGGGTATTTAGCGTCAAATTTTTCTCTATCTTTTGTTTTTTTATCTTTATTTGCTCTAACTTTATTTAAGTATTCAGCAAAAGCTTTCGGTTCTACACAAGTTTTTCTAACATCACTAAACGTGTTTTCCCAATCTATTTCATTTATTTGACCCCTAAAAGCTAATTCCTCTCTTAATAGTTTTCTTATCATAACATCTTTTTACTATAAATATTTAAAAAAAAGTATTAATACGCTTTTTTTATAGTTTTAAGTGTTATGTGTACGTATTTGTCAAGACAAATAATATTATTCCTTAACATCTCTTTGTATTTCTTTTATTTTTTCAATAATTTCTTTAGGATTATTTTCATTACTAAAGAATTCAACAAAAGAGTATGTGTAATAACCTGTTCTATTATTCTCTCTTTGTACCTTTTCCATGACAATTCTTTTGTTCATGCAGATATAGTAATCCCTAACATCATGCGTTGTGTGGACACTATCAATATATCTTAATTTGTTTTCAACCATAACACAAATATAGAGAAAAAAAATGGGATATGCAAAAGCATACCCCAAAATAGTTAATGACTATTGATTGTTAATTATTTTTTACAACAATCACACTTGCAGTTTTCACCACATTTTCCGTTACAGTTACATTTTTCGCAGTTACACATAATTATTTATTTTATATTAAGTTGTTATTTACAAAGTTTACTTGCTATTTTATGGGTTATGGTGTTGAATTGGTCTTCATCATTACTAGACTTGCTTAAACCAGTTTTTAATTCATCTAATAAGCCTTGTATGTTGTCCCAATCCTTTTGTTCTATATGTTATTTTTTTAATAGTGATATTAAATCATCATAATTGTCAACACTAAAATCATCACATATATTCCATTCTTCAGAACTTGAATTCCTTATTGATTCAGACAAAAATTTACTTACCCTATTCTTAATTAACTCTTCCATATTATTGGCTAATTCTTAAATCTGATTGACTTACAATATCAAAGCTAAGTACTTCTGCTATTGTATTAACTTCTAGATTAGATTCTACCTTAACATCTAAATAATAAGTGTTAGGTACAAGACTTGCTGTATCTAATAAGAAGTAATTGTTATTATTTGTCATCTCAACATCTTGGAAGTCAATTACAGTATATTGATTCTTACCTTCTTTAACGTATAAGCGGTATTTAAGGTTGTCTACGGTCTGTTTTTGCTCCACGGTATAAGGAATTCTAGTAGAGACAAGAACCTTTCTTATATCGCCTCTATGAATCTTTTCATCTCTTTTAATACCAGTAACATTAATACCTACTTTTTTAGGTAACATATCATTATCACCAATATTAAAATAACCAGTACTATCTTTAAGTGTGAAGTCTAATTCTACATCAGGTCTTACCACACCATTAATGGATATACCAGACCAAACATCAGTGAATTGAATACAATCAGTGTTATCAACACTTGTTGGTACATTTATATCTATTGAATAAACACCCTTAGTTACGTGTGTAACATCTGTAGGTGTGTAAGCTGAGAATAAATCACCATCACCGTTGTATATATTAACACTTGGTATAGTGTCTAGGTTTGTTGGGTTTCCAGCTAAATTAACGTATAAGTATAGTTTATTATCTTTATCTAAGTAGAAATCAGTTCTATCATCTTTTATATGTAAATCATAAACTGTTTCCACATATGGTTCATAGAATGTTTGTGTATATCTTGTAAAGAAACCAACATATTGATAATCTGTTGTTGGGGTTTCTTCTAATACTCTAGTAAATGCAACACCTAAACCGTTGTTAGTATTACCAGTTAAATAACCATTAACAATATCGGTTATATCTATTTCTAGGTTTTCATTACCCTTATCAAAGTGTTGTGTTGCTAATACTGTTGATGAGCCAGAGTAAACACCATTACCTCCTGGCCAAGGTGTATTTGTTCTTGCGTCTAACCAGTTTGATGGTGCGAATGATTCAGATGTTTGGCCACCTATGAATGCACAACTAGCGTAATCATATCCGCAACCTTCATCCCATTCTTCATCTACTGGGAATAATATTAAATCAAAAGAACATGTTCTTTCTTTACCGTCACAAGTTTCTTTACCTAATAATTCTAAATCGAATGCACCTGTGTTGGTCATTCTAAGTGTATGTTTTAGTTTTGATAAGTCTGTGTATGTTCCACCAGTATATAAGTCTTTAAGTCTAGATTCATCAAAATAGAATATAAATCTACTATATGATTGTGAAGTTGAGTCACCACCATAAAATAATTCAGCAACTGGGTTTAAACCAGTGTTTACGTTACTATTATAAACTAGTGTGTTGTTTTTATCAAAAAATGTTCTTATTACCATTTTATACTTTATTAATAAATATCTGAAAATATTAATTAATTCGTATATTTTTGGATAACATGGCTTTTTCTAGGGTTTCTGCTTGTCTAATAAAATCGTACATTGTCCCTTTTTCTGAACCTTTATTTTTTGATGGTGGTGAATTTATTTGGTGTACATGATTAATCAATGCATTTTTAAGTAATAATAGGTATTCTATTAAAGTATCACCAAAAACTAACGGGTGAGCTTCATTTAGTATTTTACTCATCTCATCATCTGATATATATTGTGCAGCACCAGTGGATTGTGGGTCTACATATGTTAAATCATATGTGTTGTCCCTATTATGTGTTAATAAGTTTATTTTATCAGACACGATATTGGTTACTGTAACATTTTTAGTTTTACCATCATCACCAGAACCAATACCAAAATTATTTAATTGTTTTTCATTAAATGTTTGGTTGTATTTTATTTGAAAGTATCCTGGGTTTTGACTATTAAATGTCTTTGGGTCATTCTGAACAAATTTACCAGCCCTTATGAGTATTTCAGCATCTCTTTGTATTACATCCGTGTTATTTCTACCATCAATCACAACATGTTTTGGGTCTTCGTATAAACCTTTTGCTGTTGTAATTCTGTCTATTTCTTCTCCTGGGTCTGATATACCATCAATTCTATTTGCTGTCGCTGTTGTATCTGCGAAATCACCATTAAATTTAGTTTCACTAGATATAAATGGTCCAATATAATATCTATCACCTCCCTTTCTGTTACCATCTGGTATTATAACTAATACTTTTTCTTTACCTCTTGGTGTAAAATTTAAGTGTTTAGATAATAGTGGAAAGCAGTTGGGTAAATCGATGTTTTCTTTACCATCATCGTATTCAGTACCAGGTATTCTAACTTTTATTGCGTGTCTATCTGCGTTAAACCTTAAGATTTTTTTTCTTTTTTTATTATCATTTGTTTCGACATCGACTTTACCAACAATCTCCACAATACCCTCAACAAAAGGTCCTAATGCTGTTGTCTCATTAAAACTATTGTTTCTTAAAGAACCATATTTACCATCAAGTATATTTGTCATTACTTAGTTTTTAATCTTTCAGACACTATCTTAGCAGCTATTTTAGCTTGCTCTTCAAGTTTTATTAGTTTATCCCAGTCACGAAGCATTTTTTCTTTTAAGTTAAAATGTTCGATTTCCATTTTTTTAATACTCATTAGTATTTCATTATTACTCATATCATCATATACACTCATAACACTATATTTTTTTTACGTAACAATTCCACCACCAGAAGTTATGGTTGTGTTAGCACCTTGAACAATAATTGGTCCACCAGCATTACCACCCACAGCTGTAATCTGTATGGTACCTGGAGGTATAACAACATCAACTTTACTATTAAGTCTAATCTCGTCAAGCATTTCTTCCGCAAGTTCAGTTATTGCTATGGTAAATAAATTTTCTTCACCACCGAAAGGGGCATCCGTCATGGGTATTCCTCTTTTCTCTAATTTAGCAATTAAATTTTTACTTAGGTTTCTAGCACTCATACCTGGTCTTAGTTTAGCACCCACTAATAATAGTGGTGGTGGTATGGGGGTTGGTGGTTCAGCACCAAATGTTGGGTTTGAGAATGTTTTAAGTATGTCAATAACGGTAATTATATTGCTTAAATTAATATTACTGAATATTTTCTTGAATACACTCATATTATAAATTTTTTATTATTTTAGATAATAAATCTGTATATTTATTTTTTGGTATTAAACTAGTTAGTGTCTTTGCGTAATTAGTTGCTTTTTCTATTTTATCTTCAATTTTATCCCTTAAGATTTTTTTTAAATATAACCTTAAAACATAAATTAACACTATTGCTATAATACTTTCAATAAGTTTTTTTCTAATTGCTTTAAAAACTTTTTCATTTGATTTAATTAAGTCAATTGGATTTTTATATTTTGGTACATCACCCCCATTAGCTATGGTAAAATTAATCATCAATATTGTAACAAACTTTGGAGATATTAATTGCGTCATAAACATTAATATTAGTTTATCAATAATCTCTTTAAAAAAATTGTATTTAATACTTTCTGAATCTTCACTTGGGACTTGTCCAGCTTGTATATTAGCTAAGTTATCTAAAGACTTCTCAACAACAACCAACTCACCTTCCTTATCGTTAATATCTAATGAATCAAACTCATCATTGATTCCTTCTACATCTTCTTTAGGTATGTTTAAATTTATATTACCACAACATTCTACTTCTAGAATACCTTTTTTCTTATTTGTGGTTAACTTATCTATTTGAGCTAATTCTTCATTAGAGAACGTGTATACACTTTCTTGTACAATTTCACTATCAGAATCAATTAACTTTTGTAGGGTTTGCTTAAGCTCTACTTCTTTTTTAATTTGTTCTTTGGTTTTATTTATAAACCTAGATGAACTGACTGTACTGAATATTTCTTCTAGTATGGTATTAATAATTGATTTTGAATCTAATGAACCTGGACTACCAAAAATACTGATATTATCAATATAATTATTATTAAAATCAACCATTGATTTACCAGAATCATAACTAGAATCAGCTTTAAAAGTTAATACGTTATTACCATTAGTTGTTGTTTGTTCGAATTTACTATTTAAAATACTTTGGAATATCTGTTCAGTATTTTCATCTTGTATTGTGAAATTAAGGTACGTATTAAAATCTTTACTATTAACACCAGTGTTAACATCTGTATATATTAACCCACCGTCAACACTATTTGGGTCTATTTTCATAATATCAAAGAAATCTAAATCTTTAACATTTATTTTAATACCAGCACCTGTTGATTTAAAGAAACTGGGTATTGATGGGTTTATATCGCAACCACAACTCTCTTTTAAGGTTGTTTTTAAACCCTCCTTTATTTCTTGTTCTAGTCTTGGTATTTGAAATGTGATGACATCCACAGCGATAGTCTTAAGTGCTTGTAGTTCACCTAAAACCACTAGTATATCAGCCAAAAACTTC